TCAGCGCCGCGCCGATCGCTCCCCATCCGGGCATGAAGTCGCCGAACAAGGCGACCGACAAGATGAATTCCACCGACAATCTCCGGCGCGCGACCACGCGTCCGGCCAGCCGAACCGATTTTCAACGCTAAAGCCCGGCGGCGCTCCCGCGCCTCGGAAACCCAACGGAGTATCCAGTGCTGAAATACATCGCTGCTTTGTCCCTCGCTGCGCTGCTTTCACTGTCCCCCGCTCTCGCCGATCCTGCCCCGGCCTGCGTCCCGCAGAAAGATTGGCTGGCACACATTCCAGTCAAGCCGGTCGCCCGGCTGACCGCCGCCGACGCCAAAGACTTCGTCAAGGACGTCAACGAGTTTGCAGTGGCGCACCCGGATACGTCGAAATTGCTCCCGCCACTCGACTACAACGAGATCATCCTGTGGGTGGGCAAAGAAGATACCATCGTCTTCGCGCTGTTCGTCAAGGACTGTAGCGTGGGCTATGGACGGATGGGGATCGATGCGGTCGCGGCGATGAGCCGATCGAAGCATCACCCGGCGGAGCCGCCGAAGGACGACGGTTCATTCTGATGTCGAAACCGAATACGTGTGCGCCTTCGAGTAGACAGATCAAGTTGGAACGTCAACTCGAAGGTATACGAAAGCATCTCGTGTTGGCGCCAACCGACAAGATGAGCCTCCAGCGCATCGCGTTGATCGAGGCCGAACTGAGTGACATACGCACTAGCGCATAATCTGGGATTATGCGCGTTTGCGTATAAAGAAGCGCCAGCCCATGTGGGCGGCCCGCAGGCATGAGCCGGCGAGACTATGGAGGATACTCGCATGAGCGAGAACGATGCCGACCTTGCCGATATGCTCGGCCCTGAGCCTGATGCAGTCGATGCACCGTCCGAGGAAGTCCTCGTGGACGAGACGCCGACACCGCCAAGCCCACAGGGCCCGGGTAAGTCGCGTCCCATGGGAGCGGCATCTAAAACCACCCTCGCAAAGTCGCGTAGCTATCCAGTAGGCGGCCTCCCGGCGAGCAAATACGGCGCGCGCAAAAACTCTCCTGAACGTCTCAAACAACTGCTCAGCTATATCGCCGAGATGCCTGTCTCGTCGGCCGCGTGTATGCGCGGCGACATCAGCATGTCAACTCTCAAGTACTGGCTCCAGAAATCCAAAGACGGCCGTCCGGGAGACGGTTTCGATATCCCTTTGGGTGCCAATGATGAGACAGCCGATGACGGCGGCAACTTGATCCGATTTCATGAAGCGTGGGACGTCGCGATGGAAGTCGGCGTCGGGCTCGTCGAAGAGGCAACGATCCAGCGCGCCAAGGGCTACTGGGAAGTTCTCACGTATCAGGGCAAGGTGCAATACAAGATGGACCCGGAAAAGGTCGATCTCGCGCTCTTTCTCGGCGACCCGGTTGACGAGCGCAACAGCGCATTGTGGCTCCGCGACAGAAACGGCGCGCCAGTCCCCGAACAGGTTTGGAAAATGGACCCCGACCTCGCGATGTTCATCCTCAAAACGCGCAAGCCGGGAACGTACGGGGCGAAGTCTCAGGTGGACATCAATGTCAAGGGCGGCGTGCTTGTCGTCCCGATGCAGGCGATCACCTCCGAGGACCTCAATGTTATCGAGGGCCAATACCGCGTGAGTGAGAAGGCCCTCGTTACGTTTGAAGATGATGACGAGGACGCGGTTTGATGGCTACTGCTCTCTTCACGGGTTGCGTCGAAAAGTTCAAGCGGCGGGGCGCAGAGTATGTCCCCTATGCACGCGACGCCAACGGCGTCTTGAGAGCCGTCGCGTGGGCGCCGCAGCCGGGCTCGCAGGTTTGGTTTCTGGCGGACCCCACGGTCGAAGTTCTCTACGAAGGGACCCGAGGCCCGGGCAAAGGTCTGCCGCTTGACGAGCCGGTCTACACTCCGTTGGGGCCTACTCCAATCGGAAATCTTAAGGTAGGGTCGCTTGTTCTTTGCCCAGACGGGACGCGCTCTCAAGTCATTGGTGTTTTTCCGCAGGGGAAACGTCAGACTTATCAAATTGAATTCGATGACGGCGCGACTACGGTCTGTGACGATGTCCATATCTGGCCGATCCATGTGCAAGGACAGCCGACCAAACGAAAGTTTGAGTATCGACTTATGAATATGCCAGAAGTTTTGCGGCGATTTAAGAAGGGGGATCGCCTTCACATTCCAACTCTGGATGTCCTTAATTTTCAGACGCACCCCCGGCTTTTGAGCGGCAGGTATCCTATCGATCCGTATATCCTCGGTTTATATCTGGGAGATGGTAGCAGCACTCAGGGGATGCCACGCTACTGTACAGCGGATCAGGAGCTAGCTGACGCTGTTCTCGCGGCGGGCGCTACGGAATGGTCTTCGGACAAGCGAAACGGACTGATGAATTTCGGCATGTCGGTTCTCCGAGAGCCCCTAACCGAATTGGGTTTGTTGAAGCTAGGAAGTCGCGAAAAGTCTGTGCCCCGTTTGTATCAGATTGCACCCGGTCCTGTTCGGCTCGCGATCCTTCAAGGATTGATGGATACGGATGGTTCGGTCGATGAGAACGGCTCAATCGAGTTTGTCTCATCATCTGAAAAACTGCTTGATGATGTTCAATGGCTGGTCCGCTCTCTGGGCGGGAAAGCGACAAAAACACGCCACTATAACGATGCGTGGCGGCTCTATATTCAGACGGGAGGTAAGTTCAATCCGTTTAGGCTCACTCGTAAAGCTGGGCGTATCGTGGGATATCAGCACAGTGTTTTACGCCGACGCATCGTTGATATCTCAGAACGCGCTATTCAAGAAACCGTCTGTATCAAGATTGACCATCCTCTCGGCCTGTTCGTTACGCGTGACTGTATCGTTACGCACAACACTGACGCGCTCATCATGGACTTCTGTCAAGAGGTCGGCAAGGGCTGGGGCGCTGAGTGGAAAGGCATTCTGTTTCGGCAGTCGCATCCGATGTTGCGCGACGTCATTGAAAAGTCGAAGAAGTGGATCAAGCGCATCTGGCCGGAGGCGATCTACAATGAAGTCAAGACGATGTGGGAGTGGCCGACAGGCGAGCGCCTTTACTTCTCGCATTTCAACGTACGCAGCGACTACGATAACTATCACGGCCACGCCTATCCATGGATCGGCTGGGAAGAGTTGACGAACTGGCCGAACTCGGATTGCTACCGCAGTATGTTCTCGTGCTCGCGTTCGACCATCAAGGGGATGCCGCGCAAAATTCGCGCGACGACCAACCCCTACGGTGTCGGGCATAACTGGGTCAAGTCACGCTGGCGCTTGCCGATCAACGGCGAGAAGGGCGCGGACGGATCAAAGCCGACTGTTGGGCCGCTCATCACGGACAGCGTCGATGCCGACGGCAATCCGGAGCCGCCGCGTCGCGCGATCCACGGGTATCTTGATGAGAACATTCTGCTGCTGGAGACCGACCCCGGATACAAGGGCCGTATTAAAACAGCCGCGCGAAATGCCTCTGAGCTTGCCGCATGGATGGAGGGCTCATGGGACATCGTCGCGGGAGGCATGTTCGACGATATCTGGTACGAATATCGAGATGCGGTCATCGTTCCGCCCTTCGATATCCCGCGCGGATGGAAAATTTACCGGGCGTACGATCACGGCTCTTCGAAGCCGTTCTCGGTCGGCTGGTACGCGAAGAGTGACGGTAGCGATGTGAGGTTTCCGGAAGTACGAAATCTCGATGGCACCGTCACTCCGGCCCGTACGCGGTCTACCGTACGCGGTGACCTATTCCGGTTCAAAGAGTGGTATGGATGGCGCGGACAGCCCAACGAAGGCATGCGAATGCTCATCCCGGACATTGCGAAGGGGATTGTCGAGCGTGAGGTCAAGTGGGGTCTGCGGGCGCCGGATGGTTCGTGGACACGTGTGTCGCGGGGGCCGGCGGACAGCGCGATTTTCGACGACAACAACAACGGCTCTGACGTCTCGATCGCGAACGACTTCGAGAAGCCGGTTATATTCAATAACGTGAAATTCAAGGGCATCTACTGGGAGCGCGCCGACAAAGGCCCCGGCAGCCGCGAGCAAGGATGGGAGCAAATCCGAAAGCGGCTCAGGGCCACCAAGAAGCCGGAAGGTGGGTACCGGGAAAACGCCGGGTTGTTCGTCACCACGGATTGCATTCAATGGTTGCGTTGTGTGCCCGTACTACCTAGAGACGAGACCAAAATCGACGACGTAGACGATGAGGCGGAGGATCATAACGGGGACGAAACGCGCTACATGCTGCGCTTCGACACCGGTCCGGCTATGAAGTCTGGACGAGTTGGTGCTTGACGCCATTAACCATAAGTGCTAGGGACCTAGAATGGACTTGACAGACCTCTCAGATGCTAGGCGCGGCAAGCGTAACGGCGTGATCCGGTTTACGCCAGCGCAGAGGGCTGCCCGCTGGAAAGCTCGGCACCCTGAGTACGTTCCTCCGAAGCCAAATCCCGAGACCACTCGCGCATGGCAGAAAGCCAATCCGGATAAAGTTGCCGCCTCATATCGGCGTTGGGGGCAAAAGAAAGGGCCTCTTGGTCTGATGCTCCATAACGTCAGGCGCGGGGCGAAGACCCGAGGATTGGATTTTTCGATTTCAGCCGCAGACTTTCCTACTTTGCCGACGCACTGTCCGGTTCTGGGTATCGAACTAAGCTATGTCGGATCGTCTGATCTCAATCCTCGCTCTAAGTCGAAAGCCAGCAGAGCGTCTATCGACCGTAAGGATAACTCGCTTGGGTACGTTCCCGGAAATGTTTTTATCATCAGCTTTCGAGCGAACCAATTGAAGAGTGATGGCACTGCTTCTGAACTTCGCGCTCTAGCGAACTGGATGGAGAAGTAACATGGCTCTTCCCGACCTACATCCCGAATACGTCAACCGGCTGTCTGAGTGGATGCAACTGTCCGACACGTATGAAGGCGAGCGCGCGGTCAAGTCCAAGCGCCTCGATTATCTTCCCGCAACCGAAGGCATGGTCCAAGACGGTATGACGACGCCGACCGCGCCCGGCTGGCGCGACTACGACGCGTACCTGATGCGTGCCTACTTCCATGACGTCGTGAAAGACGCCGTGAAGGCCATGGTCGGGATAATGCATAACAAGCCGGCGGTCATCAAACTGCCGACGCGCCTCGCGGGCATGATGGACAAGGCCACCATTCAGGGCGAGGGTCTCCAGCTTCTGCTGCGCCGGATCAACGTCGCGCAACTGCTTTTCGGCCGCTGCGGTCTGCTCGCTGACGCGCCGCAAGGCGTGGACGTGGACAAGGCCCTACCGTATATTTCATTTTATGATCCGATCCGGATCATCAACTGGGACGCTGGCCGCCTCAACGAAGGTCGCAATCAGCTTGAACTCGTAGTGCTCGACGAGAGCGGCTACCGGCGCGAGGGCTTCACATGGAAGACCGAGAAGAAGTACCGGGTGCTCACGCGCGGCGGCCCGGAGAGCTTGGAGAGCGGATGGGAACGCCCGCCGGAGGGCTCGCCTTTCGCCGTGTGCGTGAAGGTCAACGACACGTCGATGCCGATCTTGGAGGACTTTATCTATCCGTCGATCGGCGGCAAGACCCTTGATGACATTCCGTTCGTCTTCGTCGGTGCCAACGATCTCGTGCCGGAGCCCGAAGTGTCTCCGCTGCTCGGCCTCTCCAATCTCTCGCTCGTGATCTACCGAGCGGAGGCGGACTATCGCCAGACCCTGTATTTGCAGGGCCAGTCCACGCTCGTTATCGTCGGCGGCGCTGTGGACGAAGCCGCGCCGGACGCGCTCCGCGTCGGCAACAAGGGTGTGATCGACTTGCGCATAGGCGGCGACGCCAAATACATCGGCCCGACCGGCGGCGGTCTGGGCGAAATGCGTCAGGCCCTCAAGGCTGACCAAGACGAAGCACAGGCCCTCGGCGTTGCATTTTTGGACGTCGGGCAAGCGCGTGGCGAGAGCGGCGAGGCAC